GCTCGTCCCCGCCAAGCTGCCCCAGCGCGGCTGTCAGCTCAGCATCATACCGCTCCAGTGTTTTGCCCGCCGCAAAAAAACGGTGGTAGAGGTTCGGGTCTGCCGGGTTGAACCGCAGCACGCCCCGCCCGTTGACGGAAAATTCCTCCACACCGGTGTCAATGTTCAGTTCCATTGGATACTCCTTTCCATAAAGCCTTCCCCCGCGGTGGAAGGTGGCGCCGCAGCGCCGGATGAGGGGCGGCCTTGCCCTGCCGCCCCCTGCCGTTTTTACGCTTCGGTAAATTTCTTAGCCGCCGGGTCAAAGCTGCCCCTGGTCTTGACGCCGGTGTAATGCACATTAAAGGGGATCTGGTAGCCAGTCGTATCGCCGCCGTAGCTGACGATCTCGATGTAGCATTCCTCGCGCACGGCCGGGTAAGCGCCCGCCGTGTCCTTACCCCACAGCTTGACCTCCACCATGTCGGTCTTGAGGTCGTCCAGCACAAGATCTCCGTCAATGATGGCCTGCAGCTTTTCAAACAGCGGGTCGCCCTCCTCGGCATAATAGGGGCTGACCTCGCCCTGCTTCTGATAGCTGTCGATGACCACCGAGGTCTGGCCGAGGATGTTGGACTTCTTCTCGACATTGGCCGTCAGCTCAGGTGCGTATTCCTCCAGATCCTGCCCCAGACGGGTGTAGCTTGCCTCGCCGCTGCCAAAGGCGGCGTTCAGGTAGTGGGCCATGTATCTGCGTTCAATTTTCATTGCATTTCCTCCGTATAAAGCTGTGTGTATTCTGCCTGCAGGCGCAGGGTGTATACTGCCGTGCCGCCCGGCTCGGCGCGCTCCATCCGGCCCTGCTCCGCGCGCAGGCACTCCTGCTGCGGCTCACTGCCGAGCATCGGCGTGCGGTGCGCGGCGCTCTCAGCGGCGATCCACGCCTGCAGCGCCAGCAGCCTTGTCTCATTCTCGGCGCGGGTATCCGGCAGGCAGAGCCGCAGCGTGAACTCCGCCCGGCAGCGCTGGCGCACGGTGCCCAGCAGGTTCTGCCTGCGGTCCAGCACCGTGATGCCCCCGGCCCACAGGCCGGCCGTGCCCGGTGCGGGGCCGACATCACCAACCTGCACCGTAAGCCCCTGCAGGGCAGGGGCTCGGGCCAGAAACGCGTAGAGTTTTTGCATCATGGTAGTCCTCCTATCTCTAAGCCTTCCCCCTTTGGGGAAAGGTGGCCCCGCAGGGCCGGATGAGGGGCAGCCTGCCACCCGGCGTCCCTTTCCCGTGCAGCAGCGGCCGGCTCGCCCCTCATCAGCCGCCTGCGGGCGGCAGCTTCTCCCCCGAGGGAGAAGCCAAAGGTTTTTCACCTCGTCAGGCTGTGGACGCCGGTGCCGCTGCCGTTCCACCATGCACCGGCCTCGACATGGTGCAGCCTGCCGTGCAGCCGCATCGGCAGCACATACTGCACCACCGCCGCATTTTCCACCGCAGCGGGCACAAAGCCCGGCCAGTCCTCCCACGGCAGCGCAGGCCCCTCACCAAGGCAGAGCCGGTCGCCCGGGGCCAGTGTGTAGTCCGCGCCGTAGCGCGCAGCTGTCTGCGGTATGACCACCAGCAGCGCCGTGCCCTGCCGGGTGCCGCCCGCATCGGGCAAAGTGCGCCTGCCCTGCTGCCAGTACACACCCCGCACCACGCGGCGCACCACCAGTCGGTGCGCCGCGTCGGGGTGGTAGAGGGTCACAGTCTCGCTGCAGAGCTTATCCATCATTCACCCACCGCCCTATGCTGTAGTAGTATCCGGCCTCGCGCCGGTAATGCCGTGCGCGGTCGTCCAGCGTGCGGGCGCAAAGTTCCGGCGGGGCGATGTAGGTCTCGCTCACGCTGCCGATGCTCACCCGCGCCAGACCGCGCCGCTCGTCCTCCTGCGCAAATTCATACATCGCATCGGCGATCGCGCAGAGCGCCATCGCGGCGGCGGCGTCCTCGGTATACGCCCCCGCCGGGGTCATGGGGTAGATGCGGCGCATACGCTTCAGTTCAATTTCAGCGCGCTTCAAAAATCGCGGGAACTCGCTCTCGGGGATATCCTCCCCGGCGAACTGCTCCTTATAAAAGGTGTAATCCGGCATGCGCCCGCCCCCTTACGCCTTAAACTTTGCCAGCACGACCTTGGCCTCGTTCGACAGCACGGCGACATAGAACTCGTCTGCGGTGATCTCGGTGGTGCGGGTCTTGGGCTTGCGCTCGGTCTCGATATTGACCTCGCGCTTACGGTAGATGGTCAGGGCAGGGATCTCATCGTCCACCTCGGGGTCAGCCTCCAGCTTGACGATCGGGCAGGCGTAGACGCCGTCCGCCAGCGGCACCTTCTTGCTGGGCACCAGGCGGCAGCCTGCGATCATGCCGATCTCACCGGTCAGGCCGACACCGGGGGTGTACTTGTCCGCGCTGAGGAAGTCAGGGTTTTTGCGCAGCTGCGTGACCTGCTTGGGGTGGATGAACAGCACCTTGTCGGAGCAGCCCATCTCCTCCTCAAACAGGTCGACCGCGTCCACGATCGCATTGTAGCTGATGGCGGCCTTGCTGCCGTCATAGATCAGGCTGGCCGTCTGCAGCGCGTCCATGCAGTCGCTGTCGATCTTGGCGGCGATGGCCAGCGCCAGCTGGGTGTTGGCCTCCCCCACCGGGTTGCCGTAGCCGGACAGCACCGCCTCATCGGTCAGGCCGATGCCCTTCATCGCCTTTTTGATCTTAGCCTTGCGGGTGGAGGTCGTCATCTTCTCAATGGCGACCTCGCCGCCCTCGGCCACATCGGACGCATCGCCGATGTAGGTGTAGGCGGGCACCGTGATGGTGTCGCCGGGCACACCGGCGAGCGTATCATCAATTTTGGCGAACGGCGCCACGCGCAGCTTCTTGGGGATACGGGCCGAGACCATGTCGCCCATGACCTCCGGGTCGATCAGATCGGACAGTTTGGTAATAAAATCAGACATAAAATTTTCTCCTTTTTGATAGCTGCCTCATTTTCGGTCGCATTGTAGGGAGGGGTCTTGACCCCTCCGCGGCAGGGGGATGGCCCCCTACTTCTTCATCTCCTGATACACCTCCGGGTTTTCCCGCTTCAGCGCCAGACGCTCGCGGTAGCCCATGCGGTCAAATGCCGCGCGGTCAGGCGTTACCGGCACACTGCCGGTCCCTGCCGCATAGGGTGCCGGGGTCACCTGCTTCTGCTCGTCCATCAAGCCTCACCTCCCTTCTGTCTCTCCGCGCCGATAAACCGGCGCCGTATCTCGGCCAGTTCCGCCTCTGTCTCGCACGGCAGGTCAAAATACCATGCCAGCGCCAGCTCGGGGCGCAGCAGCCCTGCATCCACCATCTCGCGCTGCTCTGCCCAGACGCGGGCGCGGTCATACAAAACGCCGTCGCCCCAGTCTATAGATGGGGCCGCGTCCGCCGCACCATGCGGCACGCCATACAGCGCGCCCAGCGTGCCGCAGAGTGCCATCGCCTGCTGCACGGTGTCCGCCCAGACGGCCTGCAGATCGCGGATGGTCAGGTCATAGTCCACCGCTGTTGCGGTGATCTCGGTGGCGGTGCGCGGCTCGCCGGTGCCGTCCAGCTCGCTCAGGATTCCGCGGCGCAGCCCCAGCAGGCTTTCGCAGCCGCGTAAAAGATCCTGCTTGCGGGCCAGATAGCTCTGCTCCCGCAGGGCCGGGCTGTAGACCGTCACCCCCACATTGGCGGGGTCGTCCGGCAGGCCGACAAACAAATCATCGCGCAGCGCGCGCCGCCCCTGTGCATCAGGCCGGAGCAGATCCTCCGACGCAAACACGCGCGAGGCACCGTTCGCAAACTCGGTGTTCAGCTGCTCCTCGCAGCGGGCCAGCGCGTGCAGCAGCCCCGCCGCCGGGGCGTAGATGCTCACGGCATCGGTGCTGCCGTCCACGCAGTTCATCAGCGGCATCCGCAGCACGGCCAGCCCCACGCCCTGCACGCCGGGCAGCATCAGCTGCGGCACCAGCGCCGCACAGGCGGGCAGGGTGCTCAGCGGCACGCACCGCCCCAGCACCTGCCCGTTCAGCTCAAACAGCCGTGTCTCGATGGTCAGCCCCTCGGCACCAGCCGTGCGGCGCTCCAGCAGGGCATACTGCCGCCCGTCACAGCTGTGGCGCTCCATCGTGCCGACCGCCAGCAGCCGGCCGTGTGCATCCCGCGCCAGCGGCACATAGCAGTCGCGGCGAATGGCCGTAAAGTCAAACCCGCCGTCCGCCGGCACTGGCTTGAGCAGACATTCCCCGCCGACCAGCGCGTACTGCATGGCGGTGCGCGCCGCCGCGTTCAGGGCCGCCAGACTGCGCTGCACCGCCTCCGGTGCAGCGGGCGGCAGCCGGGTCTCATACTCAGCAAACACGGTGCGGCAGAGCTTGCCCACGATGAGCGCCGCAAGCCGCGGGGCCGCATCCTCGCCGGGGCGCGGCGCACCGTAGTACAAATCCAGCCACTCCCGCAGCGCTGCCCGCATTTTCGCCGATGTCACATCGCTTTTTCCAAAAGCCTGTTCCAGATAAGTTTGTATAGTCCGTTCCTCCTTTCTTAAAGCCTTCCCCCTGCGGGGGAAGGTGGCGCCGCAGCGCCGGATGAGGGGCAGCGTTTCCGGCGCATCCCATAAACGGGCAATCCCGGCAGCTTCGCCCCTCATCAGTCAGCGGTCGGAGCCGCTGACAGCTTCCCCCAAAGGGGAAGCCGCGCTGCCTCAATTTCCTCTCCTTCTCCACACGCCCTCCAAGGCGTAGCGCACCGCATCAATGTGGTGGTTGTTCACATCGGGGTAGCCGGGCAGCACCTCGCCGGTGCGGGGGTCGCGCTCATACTCATACTCGCTGAACTCGGCCGCCGTGTCCGGGCAGCGCGCCGGGTCGATGACGATGGCCGCCAGCCCCTGCAGCCACTTCATGCTCTGCCGCACGCTGCCGGGGCCCTTTTGCGCCGCACGGCAGGCCAGCCCGACGGCACGGTAGTCGGCGCAGGACTTCGGCTCGGCGGCGTCCGCCGTAAGCGGGCCGCTGTCGGGGTCGGTCAGGCCGCGCTCTGCCAGCAGCCGGGCCGTCTCGCGGTTGGGGGTGCGGCGGCGGGTCAGCTCGTCATAGATGATCAGCGTGCGCCGCGCCGCATCATAGCACACCGCATTGTAGGCCCATGGGTCGGGGTACCAGCCCCAGTCAACGCCGTGGTAGACCCGGTCGCAGCGGTCCAGCTCGTCCTGCGCAAGGGTGCGCAGCTGCAGGTTGTCAAACACCGCTGCGCCGCTGCCCACCACCTCGCCGCCATACTCATGCCGGTATGCTGCCGGGTTCGTCCGCTCAAGATGCGCTGCATCCTCCCAGAACCGCTCCCCCAGCAGCGCGCGGGGCAGGTCGCGGTAGGTCGAGTGGTGTACCAGCTTGCCGGGGCGCTGCTCCAGCGCGTAGCGGTTGACCCAGCTGCGCGCCATAGCCGGCGGGTTGAAGCTTTTCAGCGTCAGCGCCCAGCTGCCGCCGCGCAGCACAGTCTGCTCGACATTGCGCACCTCCTCGGGGCCGTCAAACTGGTCAAGCTCCTCAAACCAGCAGATCCCCACCGAGCCGAACGGCAGCTTCAGGCTTTTCAGCTTGCCCGGGTCGTCCAGCCCGAAGAACAAAATTTTCTGCCCGGTCGGCAGGTAGGTACATTCCATCGGGCTGACCGTGCAGCGGAAGTACCCCGCGCAGCCCAGCTCCCCGATGGCCCATACGATCTGGTTGTACACACTGTTGCGCAGCGTGCCGCCCACCTTGCGCAGCACCACGGCATGGCAGTCCGGGCGGCGCAGCAGCTGCCACACAAGCTCGATGGACAGATAGCTGGACTTGCCCGACCCGCGCCCGCCCTTAGCCACGACCTCGCTGATGCCGCCGCTGCGTATCGCGGTATGCACCGGCCAGAAAACACCCGGTATCTTTTCTTTCAGTCTCACCCGCATTGGTCTGCCGCCAGCTCCTCTCTCTCATTCGTCCACGATAACGACCCCCTCCTCCCTTGCGCCGTCCCCCAGCCCCAGATGCTTGTAGAGCATCTCGAGTGCGCGCAGCTTGTCGGCCACCTTGACCGGCGGGCCGCCCTCCTCCCCCGGGACGGCGAAGGCGATCTCGGCCAGCTCGCCCAGCACATGGTCCGCGTTAATTTCGCACAATGACATTCCTCCCTTCGGGCATGAAAAAACTCGCGGGCGACTTACCTGTCTCCCACGAGTTTCGATGCTACCATATTACCACTAATGGTTGTGAAATACAATGAAATCCCGTGAACTCTCTGCGAAATTTCGGGAAATGCTTTTCACGCCTCCTTTTCCGGCTCCATCCGCTCAACCGCCGCGTGGTGCAGCTGGTAGACCCGGCGCTGTACCACGCCCATCGCATCGGCGATTTCTGCAAAGCTTTGGCCCATGAGGTAGCGCCGCTGCAGCACCTGCCGCCCTGCGCTGTCCCCCACCGTCAGGATGCCGCGCATCACCTCCATCCGGGCCGCCATGCAGCCATCCAGCTGCTGCGCCAGCCTTTTCTGCGCATCTTCGATATGTTCTACCGCGCGGGGCAGCCGGTCGGCATCGGGGCCGCTGCGCCCCGGCATACCGGACATGCACGCCGTCACCCTCGCCGCATCGCTGCGCAGCACCGTGATCTCCTCCTCCAGCATACGCTGGCAGCTCAGCGCGGTCTGGTAGCGCCCAAGCCACGCCACTTTTTCCTGATAGTTCATCGCGTTCCTCCTTTATTGCCTCTGCCATTGCGGGAAATGTTGGTTATCTCCATCCTATATCAACAACCGGCAGTTGTCAATAGTATTTTAACAACTTTATTTTGTCAATACAAAAAATGGGACTTCCACTCCCTTTTTCATTTCCCGCGCTTGACACCAGCCTCCATCCATGCTACGATGACGATACTACGAGGAAAAGGAGTGTCCCACCATGAAGTGCATAAAAGGTATCTGGCTCCGCTGCGGTCTGCTCCCGTACTATCTCCGTGGGCAGCAGCTTGCTCTTGCCCTCCTGCTCAGGGATAAGCCCCGCACCGCCGCCCAGCTCGCGGCAGCGCTCACCGAAAAGGGCTATCCCAGTGACCCGCAGACGCTGGAAAAATCGCTGGCCCGCTTGGCAAAGCGCGGCATCGTGTCAGTCTCCGACGGCGTCTACCGCTGCACATCCTCCAAGCTGGACGCCGCCCCCTACACGGAAAATCAGCTGCTCGACCTCGTCGGCATGACACAGGGCACCGTAAACGGCACCGCCTTTTACACCGCCGCCCCGCCTGCAAGCGTCAGCTCCCGCGGCCCCAGCGGCTCCTGAACCTACAAAGCCCGCCCCGGAATGACCCGGGACGGGCTTTGCTTTTATCTTATGTTCTTCGGTAGGGGCGAGCATCGCTCGCCCGCCACCTCCCGCCGCTGCCTGTTTCCGGGGCATCGGGGACGCCGCCCCCTACAACCCCCGGCCAGCAGCCGCCCTGCATCTTCTCAGCACAGCGGTGCCACCAATCGCAGCACCGCACTGTACATCGTGCCGAAGAACCCTGTGCGGCAGTCCGCCAGCTTCACCTCGGCGCTCTCCTTTTCGATTTCCGCCAGATCGCGCCGCACATCGTCCAGCACTGCGCCGCCGTAGATCAGTACGCTGTTCTCAAAATGCAGGTAAAGGCTGCGGTAATCCAGATTTACCGTGCCCACCGCCGCGATGCGGTCATCGACCAGCCATGTCTTGGCGTGCAGAAAGCCCGGCGTATAGCTGAAGATCCTGACCCCCGCGCGCAGAAGATGCGGGAAGTAGCTCCGGGTCAGCTGGTAGATCGTCGGCTTATCAGGCACGCCGGGCGTGTAGATGCGCACATCCACACCGCGCTTGGCCGCCAGCCGCAGGCAGGCCAGCAGGTCGTTGTCCAATATCAGGTAGGGCGTGCAGATCTGCAGCCGCCGCTGCGCCTGATTGATCAGCTCCAGATAAACATTCTTCGCCACGGCCTCCCGGCCCACGGGGCTGTCGGCAAAGGGCTGCACCAAGCAGTCGGTCGGCACCGGCGCAGCGGCGGGCAGGTCGCGGTCGATGTCAATATCCTCCTCGGGGTACTGCGCCTTCCAGAAGGTCAGAAAAATGTTGGCCAGCGCCCCCGCGCCCGGCCCCTCCAGCCGGACGCCGCTGTCCTTCCAGTAGCCGAACCGCACCAGCCGGTTGATGTATTCATCGGCCAGATTCACGCCGCCGGTAAAGCCGATCTTTCCGTCAATGACCATGATCTTGCGGTGGTCGCGGTTGTTCATGACAAGGTTCAGCACCGGCACGCAGCGGTTGAAGCTGAACGCCCGAATGCCCTCCGCCCGCAGCAGCTCGGCATAGTTGTGGGGCAGCAGGCTCAGGCAGCCCGCATCATCGTAGATAACCCGCACATCCAGCCCGGCAGCAGCCTTGCGGCGCAGGATCTCATGGATCTGGCCCCACATCTCGCCCATGCCGATGATAAAGCTCTCGACAAAGATGCTGCGCTCGGCGCTCTGCAGGGCGGGCAGCATGTCGGCCAGCATCGTCTGGCCGTCCGGGTAGT